AGATAAAACACCAGCATCCCTAGAACCAACGCCTGCAAATAAAGAAAGAACATCGCCTCCTGATCTTGCTTTTCCTGTGTCTATTGTTCGTTTTGATTCTTCAACAACATTTCTTATAACTAGAAAACTGAATGATTTATCTGCTTTTATAATAGATAGCAATCTATGTTGACCGTCTATAAGACTTCCACTTTTATCAAATCTTATAGCGTCTCCATTAAAGCACCAGTAACCACTTTTCATATCAGCAACATATTTAGCAATTCTATTTTTATCAGGTCTCCTATTATTCAAATTTTTCTCTAAAAAACTTTGCGCCAAACTTGGGCCTATATCTTCAAATTGTGCGGTTACTTCACCATGAAAAATCATTCTTGTTCCTTTATTGATTCCATTAAAAATTCCAGATCCATGCCAGCGATCCACTTGATTGTCGTTTCCTCGCTCGCGCCAAAGTAAAAAACCAGTGCCAATAGCAATTCATCATCACTGGGCCTTTCACTGGCAGGGCGTGTAAAGGCTTCAAAGTCGTCACGCTTAAACACGGTAGGGATAATTTCTTGATCCTGTGCGTCTACGAGCTGCTGAGCAATCAATGAGTCAGCCACTAACTGTTCCATTTCAATCGTTGGCGCGTAAGGTGCAATAATTGCGTTAAATAATTCATTCATAAATCACCCGATAAAATTCATTTTGTTGTACAAAGCGCGGCACTTAACAACATCTTGCTTGTTGTATTCGGCTATTTCTTCAATACGTCCATCAAGCCAGTAGTCATAGACTTTTGAGCCGTCAATATCGCCTTTCCCCTCGAAGCCAAAAGCCTTGCTAAGTGCGTCCAAGCTACCAATACCGGAATATTGACTTGTACCCGTCCACGCAACTTTTGTGTCGAATACTTTTGAGTCCCAAGGCTTTGCGTCATACGGAATATGAACGGATGGCCTCACGCCTAACATCACGCAGCGTTGCCAGATGAACCGCAAATCAAAGCCGGTGATGTAATGCCCTGACCAAGTAGAGATGTGGACCTTTTGTCCGTACTTATCCGTCAACTCGTTAATATCCACAAAGAACGCGCGTAATAAGCCAGCTTCATTATCATCATAACGATAATTGACATTAACCTCGCCATCATCCAGCGCCCACGCTATCGAGATGATCTCGCCCAATGCGCCATCAAAGGACTGTTTACGGTGCTGTTCATTGGCGGCATCATCGGCTTTTTCCGCATACCATTTATCAATCGTGGCTTGCACTGACATAGTGGCAGGCGGTTTAATGTTTTCGCGGATAGCCTCGACAACCCCTTTTTTCTGGCTAGGGATAGTCTCAATATCAATATGAAGGATGCTCATGCTGCCACCTCGGTTAATTTAGATTTCATTTCGTCCTTAATCTCAACAAAATTATGTTGCATGGGTTTAGGTATCATTTGCCAAGCCGATCCTAATTGCGTGACATTCTTTGCCGTTTCCAGCAAGGCTTTATAGTCCGGCTGTTTTTCTTGTCCGGTTGTTGCGTCTAAAGCGTCATGCTCGACAATCTCAAGCGCTGATTGCCATAAGTAACGCCTTTGGTAAGTTTGCACAGCGCCCAAGTTTTGCACGTCATGACAGCCCTTTAAAGCCGCTGAGGACATGGGCGAAGTAATGCGAATAATGCCATCACCTTCATGTTCAAAGATGTTCAACTCGGCCAGTTCGATACCAAACGACACAATGCCCGTTAAGCCAACGTCATTAAAAATGGCTTGAATCTGTGGCAAGTAATCGCCCAATTCAAAATAGGAATATTTAGCAAAAGCATTAACACCGGATTTATTAAGTGGCGTAGCTTGCAAGCGGATCCGCGCTTCCTGTAATTTCTTATAAATAGTCATGTTAGCCTCTGCTATAATGTGCGCTAGATTCAGCCATCGCATAAAGATTGCCGTATCTAGCCAAGTAAAATTGGTTGTTTATCCGTCTTGCTGGCTTGTTCCGTCTAAAGTCATAGTCAGCAAGATTTTCAAATAAAAACTTAATCATGTAAGCACCTCCTCGATCTGACAATGTTCAGTCATAAATAAAGTTATCTCGTTTACATCACCGTTTTTGTCAATCGCTAAAACGCGCATTAGGCGTATAGGTGAATCATCCGGCATGAATAAAGTTTCTTGCTTGAATGAAATATCTTTAACGTGGTGTATCGAAAGCGAAGCGGCAGCCATTATTCTTTACCCCAGTAATCAACAAGACTCATAGGGCTAATTGGTTTAGCACAGTCATCAGCCTTGGCTTGGGTATTGACTAGATAAAGACTCATGAGTAAAACAAAGCCCACAAGCATGACTATCAAGAACTTGCTATCAGATTCAGGTTCGTAATGAAACTCCTCGTATTCTTCAACAACCGGAACAAATACTTTTTTGGCTTCGGACTTGATGAAGTCTTGACGTTCTTTTGATGCGTAATCGTACTTAATCATTTTGTACCCCTTAAAATTATTATTGTTTCGGCTTCACACCGTTTCGGACATTACACGCAAGTGAAATACAGTTGTCTAAGCTGTATTCATAAGACTGCCTACCAAGCGTCAAGTCTCTCAAAAAAATCCGCGAGATAGACAGTCTTATGAACCCTCAAAAAAGCCCCGTATCGCTACGGAGCAGGTAGGAGTCACAACATGAGGACGTTGTATAAATAGCACTCGTTAAAATGCTATTTATACAAAGAGCGTTGCTGCTAAGGTCTATCGCTATCAGGCGGCCTTGCAATCCTTCTACGGGGATTTTCCGTTTCGTTGGATGTTATTATCCACCATTAGGGGATTAATGCAAGCACTGATAGTGGATATTTCAAACAAAATAACGCCTAAAACCACAAGTGATTGATTAATGACGGGATTTATTTTTCGATAGGCAATAAAAAGCCGCGGTTAAGAGGCTTAGGTGGGGTTAAAGCTGTTTTAATACTTATTTCTTCTTATCATTCTGCGGGGTGTTTATTACATTCAGATAGGTGTGGTGCCAATTCCCATCTGTAAAACCGCTTATTTTGAATCTTCGTAGTCGTGCTGTACTGCTTCAATAAATTCCTTATCGGCTGGTTCGTCTCCCTGCCGCCTATGGTACGAGGCTAGAGGATCAGGCAGGTTCACCCCCCCCCCCCCATTTTCCGGTCGGGGTGTCAAGGGTTTATTTTCTTTATTTTCACTAGATTTAGGTGCAAATTGGTTAATCATTTGGTTAATCAATGCACGCTGATCGCTTGTTAAGTTTGATACATTGATATAGTTTTGTAATTGTGGCGCATCAGTTATGCGCTTACTACCTTTGCCAGTTAATAGCCATTCAACACGCACGTCAAACATCTCAGCTATTTTCAAAGCCGTGTCCATAGATGGTATTTTTTCGCCTCGCATCCATGCGCTAACAATAGATTTAGAGAACCCCATCCACGCAGATAATTCTATCTGTGTTTTTATCCCTTTATCGCTCTGTAATTCCTTTAATCGCTTTGCATAATTTAGATATTCCATTAGAAGATTATATTCTTTATTAAATCCACAATTAATGGTTGTAAAATATCCCTTATTGGTGGATAATTGAATCATGAACATATTCCAGAAGATTTCAGCCAATCATGGCAGTCAAGAAAAAGCGTGTAAAGCGCTTGGTGTCTCTACATCTACGTTTTCAGCTTGGGTTTTAGAGCAGAAAAAGCCGTCAGTTGAAAACACTAAAAAAATTGCACTTCTTTTCGGCATACCTCGCGAAGAAATCCGCCCCGACATTTTTGGTAAATAAACATGGCTGAACATCCAGAAAAACGCATGGAAACTATCGGATTTAAGACTACTGACAAGGTTAAGAGAGCCTTGGCGGGTCTTTGTCAGCTCGATGATGTTAGTCAGTCTGAGTATCTTCATGATTTGGTTCTATTGCACGTTGAGAAAAAAGAATCTGAGTTAATTCTACTGTGTGAAGCCCTCGGAAAAAAGATAAGTTAGGTTTACTAAGTAAACATTAAATTTTGTACTGTTAATTGAACTTTTTGAAAAGTAGTCTAGCGGAAATCATGAGTCAAAAAAGAAACATAGCAGGGGATAAGCGGGCGGCAAGTTTGAAATTGCAACCTCGTCCTGCACAGAAGAACACGTTTGGTAGAGGCTTTGGTAGAGGCTTTGAGTTTACGCCAGCACTTACCGACATGGATCACTGCGAAAGAAATCGTATTCAGCAGTGTATTGCAATTATAAATAGTAAGAATTAAGACACGTCAACTCAGACTTGGCTGTTTGAAAAGCAACCGGAAGATTCAGGCTAAAAACGGGTTCGGTCTGGTTGTTAAGTGAGGGGAGAACGCACACGCCCTCAACGGTGGGAATCATCCCAATGATTTATTGCAAATCGAGACGAAAAACGGAACTTCAGCCTAATAGCTAAAGGTGATCCGGTTTAGTCTGGCAGTAAGTCAAGTGGACGACCAGAGCCGTAGTGAGGCATCTGCCATAGGTGTTAAGTCTGGTCAGCGGCAACAAAATATGTCTAGAGGATTGCCGTCCTGAGTGCTGCGACACTCTAAGTAGATTCGTTCTACCCGATTATTTGGGTAGGGGAATCTTTACCCCGAACACTGAGATTTACAGTGGTTTGGTTTTTCAGCCCTAACCATAGGAATGTATTAAATGAGTCCTAAGAAAGGTACAGCAAATTTCGCTGAAACACTGGTTTGAAACGGGCTACAACGAGCTTAAACAGCTACTAACACATGGTTAGGGCTAAGAGACGAATAAATGAGTGATTCAAAAAAACTACTAACGCTAGAAAAGCTGATTGATAAAAACATCAAAGCGGCTTGGTATCAAAACGGATTAATTTTAATGAAAATCCGTGATGAAAGGCTTTATGAAAAAAAATACATCACTTTTGAAAACTACCTAGAAACAAGGTGGGAGTTCGGGCAAAAAAGACGCGGTTATCAAATTATTAATGCAGCCGATTTAACGCAAAAAATCGCCTTTTATCAAGATGAAATTCTAACGGATAAAGACGCAAAAAGTGAACTAAAAGTGCACTTTTTACCATCGTCTGAGACTCACTTAAGGCCATTAATTGATAGTTTAAAGACTGACTCTGAACGTATAGCTGTTTGGCAAAATGTCGTTTATGACTCCCAAGGCAATAAAGTAAAAATCACCGCCGCTTTCGTACAAAAGAAAGTTGATGATTTTATTGCTTCCGGTGAAGTGATTGAAAATGTTGAGTATGAAACAAAAGGATTTACTTCAGCAACCTTGGCAACTTTAAACACAGGTGATGAAGAAAGTTACACGCCTGAAAAATACCTTGAGTCAGCTCGTTTGGTGATGGGCGGTATTGATCTTGATCCAGCATCAAACCCAATGGCTCAAAAAAACGTCAATGCAGATATTTATTATACACAAGCTGATGATGGGCTAACAAAGCAATGGAAAGGCAAGGTGTGGATGAATCCACCTTACACAGCAAGGATTATTAATGTATTCCTTGAAAAACTGGTAAGTCATTTTGAAAACAATGAAGTAACTGAAGCGATTGTACTGACAAATAACAATACAGACACATCTTGGTTTCATAAATCAGCACAACAAGCCTCTGCTATTTGCTTTACAGCGGGGCGTATTAATTTCTTAAAGCGTGATGGATCAACATCAAGCCCAACAAACGGTCAGTCTTTTTTTTACTTTGGCAATAATCCAGAAGGGTTTAACAAAGAATTTTCACAATATGGATTAGTGATGGTGAAAGCATGAGTTTACCGGACACCATAAAGCACCCTGAAACTTTCTTAAATTCACCGGCGGCTGGTTATGACGGTGTTTTTGATTGGTCATGGACTCAAGGCGCCCTTGGAAAAGGAAGAATTACACCAATGGATTTTGACGGCGTTATAGAGAGAAAGGGTAATTTCTTATTATTCGAAACCAAAGGCGTAGGCGTGCCAATTCCACTAGGTCAGATGTACACATTTGAGTCTGCTTTTAAGTTGGGGTGTTTCACGATTATTTTTATTGAAGGCAAGTTATCGCCAGAGAGTGCAAAGACTTGGTGTGCTAATGGCTTTAAAAACAATATAAAAATGGACAAGCACGCAGAGACAACACCAGAAAGGATGCACAACTTTGTCGCTGCTTGGTATGACTATGCTGATAAAAATCCAGCAAAACCAGTTGATATAACTTTTTTAAACAAAAGAATTAAACAGCTTGAAGAAACAAACTTCAATTTAAAAAAAATAATGGAGGACGCAGTAAAAGAATTGGGCGGGCTAGTGCATTGGCCTGCATAGCTTACCTTTAGACATGAAAAAGCCCACTGAAACCGGCAAAAGTAGACGTGGGCTTTACTGAACTTAACCAGCAAGAGAATTATACATGATTTTAAGAGACTACCAAAACCAGATAATAAAAGACAGCCGTCAATCCTATGGCAAGGGCAATAGACGGATTATCTTACAAATGCATGTAGGCGCTGGAAAAACCGTAGTAGCGGCAGAAATAGCCCGTTCAGCGGTTAGTGGTTACAAGAAAGTATTGTTTTTAGTGCCACGCAGACAGTTGGCCTATCAAGCGGTGCAAACCTTTACGAATTATGGCATTAACACGGGCTTAATCATGGCTGGTGAAAGGCCTTTCGGTATGCCATTACTGCAAGTGGGCAGTTTTGACACCATTACCAGCCGAGTATCGTCCGGTGCAATGCAGTTACCGGCTGCGGATGTGGTTATGGTTGACGAAGCTCATGCGTGCTTTAGTCAGGCACGACTTGAATTATTAAAAAAGTATCCGTTAGTGATTGGCATTACTGCAACACCGGCACTGGCAAACGGTAAAGGCATGGGCGCATTTTATACCGATATAGTCGAGGGTTTATCTATGGCGGCTATGGTGGATCAAGGCTATCTAGTGCCTATGCGTTATTACGGGGCTGACGCGCCCGACTTGGCTTTGGTGAAACTTAACGCGGACGGTGACTATCAAGAAAAAGGACTTGCAGAAGCTACCGACAAGCCTGAATTGATTGGTTCCATTTATACGAATTACAAGCGTATTGCTGGCGATAGAACCACGTTGATATTTGCGGTCAACTGCAAACATGCCCAGCACATTCATGATGAATTTATGCGTCATGGGGTATCGTCTGAATATATTGACGGCTCAACACCGACAGAAGAACGGGAGGCGATAAAAGCACGCGTTATGTCCGGTAAAAGTAAGGTGATCGTTAATATAGGGGTTATGGCCTTTGGTACTGACTGGCCCATTATTTCTTGCGTCATTATTGCTAGGGTAACAAGGAACATTTCAAGCTGGATACAAATGATTGGGCGTGGCTCGCGCTTATATCCAGATAAGAAAGATTGCTTAGTGATTTATCACGGGGATAACTTTGATGACTTGGGGCGCATTGACGATCCGATTGAGTGGACCCTAGACGATAAATCAACGATACGCGAACGCAAAGAAGCGGCACAAAAAGCGGCTAAAGAACCGAAAGATATTAAATGTAAATGTGGTTATGTGTTTCGGGCTAGTCGGGTATGTCCTTCATGCGGCTTGGCAATGATTCAACAAGGTGAGGCCATACCCTTCCACCAAGCCGATTTAAAAGAGTTAGTTAAAGCTGAAAAGTTTAGTAGTGAATACAAAGAAAAGTTTTATCAAGAATTATTAGGCTATTGTCGACGTAACAGCAAAAACGACGGCTATGCCTTTCATTTGTACATTGAGAAATTCAAAGTGCAACCTGCATGGCGAAAAATAGCCGCAGATCCAACCCCAGAAGTAATTGGTTTTGTACAGCACCGTCAGATTGCAAGATCAAGGGCGGCAGCATGAGAGTTGATATTAAACAAGAGTGTATAGGCCGTTGGGCGCCAATTTTGACAAATTTGGGCATAAACGCGCAGTTATTTAACGGTAAGCATCAACCTTGTATCTTTTGTGGCGGTAAAGATAGGGCTAGGTGGGATAGGGCAAAAGAATTTTATTACTGTTCACAATGCGGACAAAAACAGCCAATAGACATGGCAATCGAACATACCGGATTGTCATTTAAAGAAACCACACAACTAATTAGGCCAAACGTAATGACTACACCGCTCCAGATCGTTAAGCCTGCCGATACAGAAAAAGCCGAGGCCAGAATACGCAAGATTCATGCAGGGTTAAAACAGATTGCCCCTGATTCAGCGGTATTTTTATACCTAGCTAAACGCGGCATCACAGTCTTACCCGATCATGATTGCTATGAACACCCCAGCCTAGATTATTGGGAGGAGGGCGTTAAAACCGGCAGTTATCCGGCAATGGTATCGGTGTTTAGAACACCAACAGGCGAAGTGTCAACCTATCACATTACTTATGTGACTAAGCAGGGGGGGAAAGCACCCGTACAAATACCTAGAAAGATATTACCCGTTATGCGTCCAATGGTAGGGAGTGCTATTAGATTATTTGAGGCCGAAGAAGTATTGGCTATTACTGAGGGCATAGAAACCGCGTTATCAGTTCGACAAGATCAAGGTATTCATTGTTGGGCAGCTGGATCCGCACAAGCAATGGTCAACATCGTTATTCCTGAAAGCGTAAAAGTCGTGTGGATTTATGCTGATGCGGATGAGAGTTTTACCGGACAAAAGGCAGCCTATGAATTGGCTAACAGATTGAAGGTAAAAGAGGGCAAAACCGTTCGAGTCGTTACTTTAATCAATCAAGAAACCGTTGAGGATTATGGGCGCAAATGCGATTACAACGACTATGTGATTATGAAAGCGGCTAATTGACTGAAAATGCAAGTATTAACGGATAGCCTAGAAAGTAAGTTTGGCATACAAGCTAAAGCCATGAGACACAAGGGAAAAGTATTAATGAATGAAGGTAAGTTTCAGGGCGTTAGAGATATGACAGTACCAAAGAGCAGGGGGTGGGGGTGAAGTTAAGCGGCAATATGCAAGTTAATATTCAGAGCCTTGATGATGCGCTGCACAGTATCCCATTTAGGCTGTGTTTTACCGGACAAGGCTTTGTAAAGGCTCTCACGGTTAAGCCCGGTATCAGTAGCAAGTTGGGCAATACCTTTGGCTTTGGCAGCATGACCCAGTGCAGCAACAAAAACAGCAGGGTCATCATCCAAAAATGCTTGCGTCAAGTAGTCGCCCATATCCGCTTGAGTCAACAAGTGATCGAAAGGGTTATAAAGTTTTGTTTCAGTTTTCATCGGGAAGTCTCACAAGTTTTTAGCCAGTTCTTTGGCTTGTTTAATATCGTTTTGTTGGGAAGATTTATCACCACCACACAGCAATATAACAATTTCGTTATTACGGATAGTGTAATAAATTCGATAGCCTGGGCCAACAAAAATACGCAGTTCACTCACACCATCACCAATGACTTTAGTATCACCAAAGTTACCACTAGCAACCCTAGCCAAACGCAACGCTATTGCCATAGCTGCTTGACGGTCTTTCAACTTGGCAGTCCATTTGTCAAAAACTTCAGTAGTGTGTATTTCGTAATTCATGAGTCTATTGTAGCTTATAGGCTACAAATGTCAAGGGTAATTAGCGCATGAAATTTACTTTTGTCATTGATGAACGTGGCCCGATCGAAGCACAAAAAGCGTTGGGAAAATTACCGACTGACGGATCAATGGAAGTCGTCATTCAAAAGCACGTTAAGAAACGCACCAGTGGACAGAACCGTTACCAGTGGAAAGCCATACTCGGTGACATATCCAGACAAGTGCGAATAGACGGCAAAGGCTACACACCTAAAATCTGGCACGAACATTTAAAAGGATTGTTTTTACCGGACGTACCCAGTGACGAATTAACCCTTGCCAGATTATGTGAAATGGGAAGAAATGCCAGACGGTACGCTCAAGATGGTCGGCAGCACAACAAAGCTAACCACGAAGGGCATGAGTATCTATTTTGAACGGCTATACGCTTATGCGGTGACTGAGTTGGACGTGAGATTTACGAGTAACTTATGAGTAAATTACGAGAAAGCGCACGCGGTCAAGAGTGTTTAGTCAGATTGCCGGGCGTATGTAATCGCAATCCTGAAACAGTTGTGCTGGCTCATTTAGGTGGTGGTGGCATGGCATTGAAGAAACATGACTTACAGGGTGCATTTTGTTGTAGCAGTTGCCATGACGAAGTAGACAGGCGCACTTGGGTATTTGAAAAAGATTATACAGAACTGGCACATAGACAGGGTGTTGAGAGAACTCAGAACTATTGGATAGAGAATGGCATGGTAACAACACGATGAAATTACACCTACCTTGGCCTCCACAAGAACTATCACCCAACGCTCGCGTACATTGGGCGAAGAAAAGCAAAGCAGCTAAAGCTTATCGTTTGCAATGTAAATTGATGACAAAAGCGGCAAAGCTAATCATTCCAGAGATTGAGGGGAAATTGTATTTATGGTTGACATTTTACCCGCCGGATAAAAGACGAAGGGATGACGACAACATGATTGCCAGTTTCAAAAGTGGGCGTGATGGCATAGCTGACGCACTTGGCATAGATGATAGCCGATTTATTACCCGTCCTTGGGTGCATACAGAAACAGGGGGTTATATCAAAGTATCAATAACAGGTGGACCGGATGATTAGTTGGATTATTTTACCGTTTTATTTAACGATGATTTTTATGATGTATGTGATTTATAAGGCTTGGGGAAATGATGATGGATGACATGGATGATCTAAACAACAACTTTCTTTTCAATGAGTGCAGAAAGACATTCAGACGAAACCCAACAGGGGAAGAGGAAGAGCTATTTAAGGCTAAGTTCTGGGAAGTAGTCGTAGAAGAAGGTTTAAGTCCTATCCAAGCTCGTTACAGAGCATTTGCAAAGGTAATCAAATGAAACAGCACTATAAAGATATGCCGATTGAGCCTTTCACATTGATGGAGAGGTTACTAACAGCCGAAGAGTTCATTGGATTCATTAAGGGCAACGCTATTAAGTATTCATTGAGGGCAGGACGCAAAGAGGGCAGTAATGATGATGCCGCTAAGGCACTCGATTATTTAGCGATGCTGGATGATTTTATATGACATGCTGGCCTCTAATGAATTTTCAGCCAATCAACTTATTTAATGCACCAGTACGGGTAGCACATTGTAAACACACCCACTGGGCAACGTATGTGAGCTGGAAAAAACGCACATGTGTAGATTGTGGCTTAGAAAGACCGCTATACGACATTGAAATTCAACATCAGAGGTAAAGGAATGGACATGGAACTGCTTACGGGATTGGTTGCAATCTGCATTGGAGTAATAGGCGTGACAATGTGCTTAGTGAAATATGCACTGATAAAGATAGGTGAATTATTAGATTCAGATGATGACGATGGTTATTTTTAAAGCTCATTCAAAGTTGAAAATATTGCAAAAACACAAGATATGGTATAATAGAGCCAAAATTACCACTACCTATAGTGTTTTATGGATAAATTGATAGCTCAACTAAAACGTCACGAGGGTTTTCGTAATCGGGTTTATCTTTGCAGCGCTGGCAAGGAGACAATAGGCTACGGTTACAACCTAAAAGCTAACCCACTGCACTTAAGTAGCCTAGAGATTGCCCAAGCTCACACAAAGGGCGTGAACGAAGTTGAAGCCGAAAGGATACTCAAACTCATGGTGTCTAAATGCGTCGATCAACTCGAAGAAGCCATACCTTTCATTAATAAACTCGACACGGTACGCCAAGACATATTAATCAATATGTGTTTCAACATGGGATTAGTGGGTTTACTCAAATTCAAGAAAGCATTATTACTTGTTAAAGCCGGAGACTATACGAAAGCCTCCATTGAAATGCTTGATTCAAAGTGGGCAAAGGATGTCGGCAATCGGGCGTTAGAACTATCCACACAGATGAAGTCAGGGGTTTACGCATGAGTGATGCAGACATATTAATGCCGATAGTGGGTGGATTAATGAGCGTGCTAATTATCGTCATTGGTTGGATGGGTAACAAGCTCCACGAACGTCTAGGCGAAATAAACGAAACACTGGCAACGATAGATAGAGACTTACGTCATGAGTTATCAAGACTAGATAATCGACTCACGGTTGTTGAGACAAAGATAAGTAAGTAAATGCAAATCATACAAAGAAACGTCCTAGAGCTTATCCCATACGTTAATAACTCACGCACTCATAGTGAAGCGCAAGTAATACAAATCGCGTCCAGCATCAAAGAATTTGGCTTTACAAATCCCATACTAACAGACGGTGACAATGGCATTATTGCTGGCCATGGTCGCTTAATGGCAGCCAAGAAGATCGGCATGGAAGAAGTTCCAACCATTGAGCTAAGCCATCTATCCGAAGCGCAGAAGAAAGCCTATATCATCGCAGACAATAAGCTGGCACTGAATAGCGGATGGGATGATGCCATGCTTGCCATTGAGCTTGCAGAGCTTGAGGATTTCGGGTTTGATTTGGAATTGACGGGGTTTAGTCTGGAAGAAATAGCCGCGTTTGAGGTGGAAGAAATACCCGAAGGCTTGACGGATGAAGATGCTGTTCCTGAACTACCTATTGAGCCTGTCACTAAGCTGGGCGATGTGTGGTTATGTGGCAATCATCGCGTTATGTGTGGCGATAGTACCAGTATAGATGCGGTTCAAGATTTAATGGGGGGGGGCTTAGCTGATATGGTTTGGACTGACCCACCTTATAATGTTGCTATTAATGGCATTGCTGGAAAGATAATGAGCGATGACATGGATAATGAGTCATTTAAAACATTTTTATCTGATGTTTATGCCTGTTATTTTATGACGTTAAAGGCAGGCGGGGTGATTTATGTTGCACATGCCGACACGGAACGAGCTAACTTCACACAATGCTACAAAGAATCTGGGCTTAAATTAAGTCAGGTGCTTATATGGGTTAAACAGTCTGGCACTCTTAGCCGTCAAGATTTTAACTGGCAACATGAGCCTATTCTTTATGGTTGGAAAGAAGGAGCTGCTCATTATTTCTGCGGTGATTTTACTAGAACAACAATCATAGATGATGATATCGACTTAAAGAAGATGACAAAACCACAGCTCCAAGAGCTTGTAAATAGTTACCGAACAGAACAGAAAACAACAGCTCTACGAGAAAATAGACCATCAAGGTCAGAGCTTCACCCAACCATGAAGCCTGTTAATTTAGTACAACGAATGATTGAATGGAGTAGTGTCTCCAAAGATGTTGTTCTTGATTTGTTTGGTGGTAGCGGATCAACTTTAATGGCATGCGTTAATGCTGGAAGATGCGCAAGATTAATGGAACTCGACCCAAAATACTGCGATGTAATCGTAAAACGCTGGCAAGACTTCACAGGCAAACAAGCCACACTTGAATCAACAGGTGAGTCATTCAATGGCTAAAACCATCGACGAAGCACTCGCCTTATTTGCAGCCGGTAAGAGTCCTCGTGAATGTGAAAAGCTAACCGGAATACCTGCCACCACTATCAACAGAAAGGCAAAAGAGCGCGGAATTATCAAAGGTTCTGTGGCGCGGTTAATTACAGACGCAGTAAGAGTTGGCGCAGAATTTGGCGCACAAAGTGGCGCAGTACAAGAGGTGATCCAAACCGAAGTTAGTAAGCAACTCGAAGGATTGGAGTTTTACGCCACCAACGCGCGTAAAGTAGCCAAAATGGGCATGGTTGCGTTAAGCAAAGATAACACACCGTCAAACTCTAAAGTCGTTATGGAGATGATGAAAACCGGAATGCAGGTGGAGGGCATTGTGCCTTATTATCCTAACGCGGTTATCAACAACACTAACGCCCAACAAAACGTTATTGAGCCGGTAAGATTCACACGAGCAGCTGACTAATGGATTATGAGTTGCTCAGCTCACAATATGACTTCGCATTTAGCAAAGCGCTATATCCTGCTATCGTCGGTGGCCTTGGTTCGGGTAAGAGTCGGGCCGGTACAATTCGACTGGTTACATTGATGCTTGAAGATCCGGGCAGTAATGGCGCGTATTACATGCCGACTTATGACTTGATTAATTTGCGAGCAATGCCTGGCGTTGAAGCGGACTTAGCACTATTAAATATTGAGTTCAAAAGCAACAAATCGAATTACACGATTGAAGTCATCAACTATGGCACCATCATTTTCAGATCATACGATAGGCCAGAACGTATTATCGCTTATGAAGTGGCTCATTCCATCGTTGACGAAATAGACACGCTCACGAAAGATAAAGCGGCTTTAGTCTGGCGCAAGATTTCAGAACGTAACAGACAAAAGCGCGAGATACCCAACACGATAGGCGCGGTGACTACGCCCGACCAAGGTTTAAATGGCTTTGTGTATGAGAAATGGGTGAAGAAACAGCAAGCCGGTTATGTGCTATATAAAGCCAGTACCTTCAAGAATAAACACTTGCCCGCAGGCTATACCGATCAGATCCTCGCTAACTACGATCCGATATTGGCTCAGTTATACCTTGAGGGTGAGTTCGTTTCGCTCAATCAAAATAAGGTTTATCACTTCTTCAATAGGACTAAACACCATGTTGCTCGATCTCTTACGCCTAATGATAGCGTTATTCATATCGGCCTTGATTTCAATATCGGTGGCTGTTGTGCTGTAGTTTTCGTCATTGAAAACAATAACCCGATAGCAGTCGATGAGTTTATCAGTCATGACACACAGGATTTCATCAACAACCTAACCCGTTATGCTGGTAAGACTTGCGTTATTTATCCAGATGCTAGTGGTAAGGCCAACAAAACAAACTCAAGTCAGTCAGATATAAGCATGATCGCCCAAGCGGGTTATCAATTACAGTACAAGCCCAGCAATCCAGCGGTGAGAGACAGGATTAACGCCTATAACGGGCTATTAAGCCACGACAGGTTGCTAATCAATACCGACACTTGCCCAAACTTAACCAACGCTTTAGAAACTCAAGGTTATGACGATAAAGGCGATCCAGAAAAATGGAGTAATCATCCTGCGATTGACGACTGGACAGATTGCTCCGGTTATTTTATCGCCTACAAATACCCAGTTATTCGGGTTATGCAAACAGCACAAATACTAGGACTCTAATAATGAACGGTGATACAGCTAAAAATATCAGTAAAAGACACCCCGACAGCGGAGAAATGTTGGCTATCTGGGAGAAATGCGAGGACGTAAGAGAGGGGCAGACAGCGGTGCATGAAGCGGGGAATGTTTATCTTCCCGTGCTATCAGGGCAAAGTAATCCAGAATACCAAGCCTACAAAAGACGGGCGGTATTTTATGGGGCAATGAGTCGAACCGTTGATGCTTTCGCCGGTATGATTATGCGAGTGCCTCCGAGTGTTGATAATCCATCACCTTACTTAGACGATGTGACAGGTCATGATTGCAGCCTTTCAGAGTTTACCGGAGAGGTATTAGAAGAAGTCTTAGTGACAGGATTTGGTGGAATACTCGTTGAACACTCACCGATGGCACAAGCAGTCACACTAGCACAGGCTCAAGCAGCAGGAGCAAGACCTTATCTAGCGTTATTTGATGCTGATTCAGTTATTAATTGGCGTTTAGATGGTAAGCGCATCACTCAGTTAATATTGGAAGAGGAAGAATACATTGCCAAATCCGAGTTTGAAGGAGAGGAGCAATGCTTCTATCGGGTTCTCGATTTAGATGAATTAGGTAATTACAGACAGCGTAAGTTTATTGAAAAAGATAAATACTTTGTGCAAGTGGGCGATGATATTTATCCGCTAATGAATGGTGCTTACTTAAAGGAAATACCATTTTACTTTCTGGGTGATGCGGACGAATTGCCGTTGTTGATAGACTTGGTTGATCTAAATATCAGTCACTACATGACGACAGCCGATCTCGAAAACGGTTGTCATTATACGGGCATACCGCAACCTTGGCTGGCTGGTGTTCAGTTGCCAGATGGTGTGACTTTATCAGTCGGTGGTGTTAATGCGTGGGTATTTCCTGATCCACAAGCTAAAGCACAATATCTTGAGTTTAGCGGTCAAGGCTTAAGCGCATTAGAAAAGCGGCTGGAGTTGAAAGAGAAACAAATGGCAGCGTTAGGCGCAAAGATGCTGAGTGACAGCGTAACCGCAGAGACAGCAACAGGGGCAAGCCTACGCAGTACGGGCGAGTTTAGCGTATTAGCTCAACTATCTGACAGAGTGGGTAAGGTATTATCAAGGGCTTGTTCATTTATGCACTTATGGGCAGGATTACAGCCAGTAACTGTTAAATTGAATACTGATTATCTACCAAGTAAGATGTCATCCTTAGAATTAACGGCGTTAGTCGGAGCGTGGCAAGCGGGAGGTATCTCAAGCATGACGTTGTTCAATAACTTACAACAAGGCGAGTTGATAGCGGCAGAAGTGACGTTTGAGGATGAACAAGCACAGATAGCCGAACAAGCGCCTGTATTAGTTGCTCCGGTTGTACCAAGTGCCGCTCAATAAGGTTCTTTTTGATTCAACGGTTGAGCTTCATCTCGATATGGAGCGCGTAGCGATACAGTCACGGGCTATTATCGTCAAGCTATTAGAGAATCTTGAGAAAGAACTCATTGCAAAAGTAGCCAATGGCGTAACCGATTGGAGCAAGGCGCGGATTGATAAGCAGCTCAAGGAAGCCAGTACCGTCATCAAGCAATATTATGATGAAGCGGCAGGCATAGCCAAAGACACGACAACCAGCGTGGCGCAAGTATCAGCAAGTGCAACCACTGACTCGTTATTAATGGCGGTAGGCAATCAAGTTGCAATGGCGGCTATACCGACTGCCTCATACCTTGAAACATTAGCGGGTAACACAATAATCCAAGGGGCTGTGCAATCTGCATGGTGGAGTCGTCAATCAGAAGATACCGCGTTTAAATTCCAGTCGGCTGTTCGTCAAGGTTTAGTCGGTGCTGAGACTACGCCACAAATCGTTAAGCGTGTGCGTGGTGTGCTGGACATATCCAAGCGTAATGCGGAAACGCTGGTGCATACTTCGGTTCAGTCGGTCGCTAATACCACGCGAGAGAAAATATTTGCTGATAATGACGACGTTATGTCGGGCAAGGAGTGGAGCAGCGCCTTAGATCGTAGAACATGCCCAACGTGCGGAGCATTAGACGGTAAGCGCTGGACGACTGACGGTAAGAAAATTAACCATAGCATGGTTTATCAAATACCACCCAAGCATTTTAAATGCCGCTGCTCAATGATTCCGGTGCTGAAAACTTGGAAGGAGCTAGGTATTAACATGGACGAACTGCCCGACGGTACACGCGCAAGCATGGAGGGTCAGGTGAATGATAAAAGCTTTGCTGACTGGCTAAAACGCAAGACGGAAACAGATCCCACGTTTGCTGATCGTACTCTTGGTAAGGGCAGGGCTGAGTTATGGAAGTCTGGCAAGATTACGATGGATCAGATGATAAGCGGTGGAAAGCCGTTATCGTTGGCAGAACTGAATAAGAAGTACGGCAAAACAACCTGAAATTCAACACTATATCTAATAAAGTGATATTAAAACAGAATATATTGCAATAATTGAATATATGGTATAATGAAGCCAAATCGTTAGGCGATTCACGGGCTAAGCCTTTCACATTCCACACATCCCAAGGGGAAGCAATGGAAATTACACCAGAGATTCAAGCGGCTATTGATGCAGCAGTTGAGGCAGCAACAGGTGGTTTAAAGACGAAGAACCAAGAACTTCTTGATAAAAACAAGAAGCTTATGAAGGGTCAAGAGATTGATCCGCAAACGGTGGTCGATCTTGAGGCACAAGTTGATAAATTACAGGCTGAGTTAGTTACAAGTCAGAAGTCGGCAAAAGAAACAGGTAAAAGCCTGGAGACTTTGCAGACACAGTTAAAAGCAGAAACTGGGTTCACGCAGAAGCTTTTAATCGACAACGGCTTAACGGATGAACTGGTTAAAAATGGCGTAGCACCACAGTTTTTGGCAGCTACAAAAGCCATGTTTGCAGGGCAAGCACAGATCGTAGCGGAGGGTGATACACGGACAGCCAAAATAGGTGATAAGTCAGTATCAGACTTTGTGAAAGAGTGGGCAGCCTCGGACGATGGCAAACATTTTGTAAAAGCACCGGAAAATAGTGGCGGTGGGTCGCAAGGTAGCGGCAACGGAACAACGAATCAAATACCGCTAACCTCAACGCAAAAGATAGCAGCGGGGTTGGCTAAACAAACCTAAAACTTAGGAATCACAATGGCAACTCAAACACTCGCAGAAGCAGCAAAGTTAATCAACAACCAAATCGTTCAAGGCGTAGCTGAGGACATTATCACCACTAACCCTATGTGGGCTGCAATGCCGTGGACGGGTTACGAGGGTCAAGCTATCCTTGTCAACCGTGAAAACGCATTAGGTGACGCTCAACATTTAGCCGTTGGTAGTGCTATCACAGCAAAAGCCGCTGCAACATTTACGCAAATCACTTTCAGCGCAACAACTACAATCGGTGATGCTGAGATCAATGGTTTGGTTGCTGCTCAATCTTCGGGTGCGGGTGTTGACCAGTTAGCCATTGAAATTTCATCTAAAGCAAAATCAGTGGGTCGTTTACTTCAAACTGGTATCGCTTCAGGCACAGGCGTATCGCCACAACTGAACTCATTGCACACTTTATGCGATGCAGCTCAATATACAACTGCTTCAGCAGGTCAAGCGATCAGTTTAGTGCTGATGGATCAACTTTTAGACCTAGTTAAATCTAAAGATGGTCAAGTCGATTGGATAATGATGCCTGCTCGTACTTTACGCAACTATAAAGCGTTAGTTCGTAGCTTGGGTGGTATTACTGAAACAATGGCCTACACCATGCCAAACGGCACTACTCGTACTGTGTCTGTTTACGAGGGTATCCCGATCTTTCAAAACGATTACTTATCAGTAGCGGAAACTGCTAATGGTGCGGCTTTAACAGGTGGCGCTTTGGCTTCAGTGTTCGCTGGTTGCTGGGATGATGGTTCAAACAAAGTGGGCGTGTCAATGATTCACCCAATCGCTGTTCCAGCTGGTATTGCAATCGAAACAGTGGGCGTGGCTGAGACCAAAGACGAGATCATCACTCGTGTTAAATCTTACTCAAACTTTGCATTGTTCAACCGCAAAGGTATGGCAAGATTGACTTCAATCAACAACTAATTAGTTGGTTAAACGGTGCGTCTTTTCACAAGGGCGCACTCCTTAAAACACTAACTGGGAATTGAAATAGAGGTTATCCATAATGGCTTTAATTGTCGAAACGGGAACGGGTAGCGCAACAGGCGAGAGTTTTTGCAGCGTGGCAGACTCATTGGCTTATCATGCAGCTAGAGGCAATGCGACATGGGCAACCATTACCACGACACAGCAAGAACAAGCCTTGAGACGTGCCACCGACTACATGGAAGCAGTCTATTCGCAAAGATGGGCAGGCACTCGCACGACTTCAGTTCAAGCCCTTTCATGGCCTCGTTACAACGTCTTTGTAAATGGCTTTGTGACGTTAAGTTCGTCAGTGCCTAGAGCCGTTATTAATGCTTGTTCAGAGTTAGCATTGAGAGCAGCAGCAGGGGAATTGCTCAGCGATTCAACCCAGCAAAAGACCCGAACCAAAGTTGATGTGCTAGAGGTTGAGTTTGATAAATACTCGCCTCAATCTACGCAGTATTTAGCGATCACGGCACTATTAGCGCCTTACTTTGAGTCAGGCTCAGGCGTTGAAGTAAAGGTGGTTAGGTGAGCTTTTATGCTGATATGGCGATGGTTGCTAACGACTCACTGAGTGAGTACGGGCAAACAGTCACGATCTCGGCAAAGTCGATTGGTGCTTATAACCCAGCCACAGGCAATGCGTCTGTCACGGTATCGACTCAGCAAGTTAAGGGCGTAGTGTTTCCAGTAGGCGCAAAAGACATTGACGGCACATTGATTCATCAGGGCGACCAGAAACTATTGCTGTCTATGGTTGGGGCAACACCGCCACATGTAGGCGATACGGTCACTATAGGCGCTACCAGCTACACAATCACTTTCATTAAGTTACTCACTCCGTCAGGTGTAAACGTCCTGTGTGAGTGTTATATCAGGGGCATCTAATGGCTGGCAGCTTCGCATTGGATATATCAAAGTTTATTAATAAGACTCACTCTAATGTTGATCTTGTGACACGCAAGATAGTCTTTGATCTGATGCGCTCAGTCATTAAAAAGTCGCCAGTAGATACCGGACTATTTAAAGGCAACTGGCAGTATGGCGTTGGGGAAATGCCAACAGGTCAATTAGATATTTATGACGAAAGCGGAAAAGGTACACAGGTGCATTTAATGGGCAAAGTGCCGAAAGAAGCCGCAGGGAAACTGCACTATCTCGTGAATAATTTACCGTACTCAATACGCCTTGAAAATGGTTGGTCATCACAAGCGCCCAGCGGCATGGTGGGTTTAACCATATCAGAATACCAAGGGATTGTCAGGCATGCAGCTCAAGAGGTTAATCCATGAGTATATCGGCTATTAGGTCAACTCTGGAATCAGCGCTAGACGGCATGACACCAGCAATTCAAACCGCATGGCAAAACGTACCCTTCACACCAGTAGTGGGTACGCCTTACCAAAGGGCAAGTTTGTTATTAGCTGAACCTGACAATCAGGAAAAGGGGGCAGGATTTCAAGAGCAAGGCTTTTTGCAAGTTGATCTTTGTTATCCGCAGTCAGTGGGTGCTAATACAGCAGAGGCAAGAGCGGAGTTACTGAGAACTACTTTTAAACGTGGCACTTCACTCGCTAACGGTATTTTGATTTCACACACGCCCGAAGTAAAACCAGCATACAACGATGGCGATAGGTTCGTTATTCCTGTCCGCATACGTTTTCACACTTACATTTCTATATAAATTATGAGCGCATCAACAATTTTGCTGCATGAGAGTATAATAAGGTTAGCCAAGGGAATGTTATCGGCTTGGGAAAAATGGCTACAAGATAGTAAAAAGTAATACGGGGAGTAATCCCAAAATAATTTAATTAACAACTACAAGCTCGCTACAAACCACGCATAAAGCCTCGTTTGTTATTGCCACCTTGAAATCATTAGGATTTTAAAATGGCAATCGCACAAGGCATCAACAAACAAGTCTCGATTAAAAAACAGACTGTACTCGGAACAGCGGCATCAGGTTCAGGCGGTCAGATTTTAAGACGGGAACAATCAAACAACAACCTTAAAAAAGACACTTACGCTAACAACGAAATTGCTAGTCATCAGCAATCGACTGGTAAGACTCACGGCTTACGTTCAGTCGATACGGCCTTAAACGGTGTTTTATCGGCTGGTACTTATGCAACAGTTATCGCTTCAGTATTACGCAAAGACTTTGCTGCTACAACTTCATTAACTGGTTTAGCATTAGCCGTTGGTGGTGTTGCAGGCGCTTACACGCTAACAGGCACAGGCTTGTTAACATCAGGTGGCTTTAAGATTGGCGATGTTATTCGTATCTCAGTCGCTACAGGTTTAAATGCTGATTGTATCGGCAAAAACCTTTTAATCACTAACATCACAAATACTGTCATTACTGTTAAAACCCTTAACGGCAGCACAATGACAGCTGGCTCAGGCACAGCTTGCACCATAGCATTGCCGGGCAAAAAATCAGTTGTACCGATAACAGGTCATACAAAAGACTATTGGACAGTTGAAGATTGGCAATCGGATATTTCACAAAGTGAAGTCTATTCGGATGTGATGTTCGGCAAGTTGGATATTGGGTTGCCGTCAACAGGCAATGCAACTTTGGCAGTCACGGGCGTAGGTCTTAACCGCACTACTGGTGCCACTCGCATACTAACCACCCCAACTGCTGAAACTTCATCAAATCCATTGGCAGCTATCAACGGCATTTTGATTGTTAATGGTGCAGCAATTACTAACATCACTGGCTTGACTTTGGCTATCGATGGCAAAGCGGCAGGCATGGGCGCAGTCGTTGGCTCAAACGTAGCACCCGATATTCAACGGGGTTCAATCGAAGTATCTGGCTCATTCACAGCTTTCTATCAAGACGCTGTATTGAGTGGCTTATTTGATGCAGCAACACAAGTCAATTTGGTAGCGGTTATCGAGGACAACACCACCGCATCTTCCGACTTCGTTTCTTTCAATCTATCCAACATCACGTTGGACGGTGACGGCAAAGACGATGGCGACAAGGCAATCGTTAGGACTTATCCATTTACTGCTCGTATCAATATGAATGGTGGCCCGGCTTTGGCTAACGACCAAACTATATTATCCGTTCAAGATTCATTGGCTGTTTAATAAATAACATTATCGTGGCTTAAATCTGAGCCACGATACCCTTATCGCACAACAGAGATTAAAAATGGAATTATCAAGTTTAGATTTATCATCAACCTCCGAAAACGGTTATGAGTTCGAGTTCATTCCAGAAGCCACAGGTATTGGTGAGGGCTTCTTCATTACGGTACTCGGCAAGCATGCTGACACCGTAAAAGAGTGGACACGAAAAGCCGTCAACAACATGCGAGATCGTGAACGTATGCTATTGAAAAAGGGCAAAGATGATTATCGCAAAGTGGAAGAAGATGAAGCCTTTGGTATTCAGTTGGCGGCAATCACCATCATCGGCTGGAAAGGTCTTAATGATGCTGGAAAGCCCGTTGAATACACCAAAGACATGGCACTGGCATTATGCAGAATGAACCCTGAGGTCAGAGATCAGGTATCGGCTGCATCGGACTTAATGTCAAATTTTATCAAGAGCAAATAGCAGAGTTATTGCTGTTTGCTGAGAACGAATTAGCGTTAAGTGAAAAGCAAAGTGATGGCGGTTCATTACGTCATCACCTTGAATCAGTAGAGAGACAAACAGGGATAACGCCAAAGCAACTTGAGCCAGTGCCTTTTCCGGAGACACTAGAATTTATCTGGCGTGATTTCCACGAATTGAATAATGGTCGGACAAGTAACGGCTACACATTAAATCCGATCAGCTATACAGAACTTGACGCATGGAATCGACTAACGAATAAGTCAGTCACAGCGCAAGAAGTAGACATTATCAAACAACTAGACGGTGTTTTTTTGACCCATTACCAGAAACAGCAAGCGGAGAAATAGTATGGCGATGGATATGGCAACACTCGGCATAAAAGTCGATGCAACAGACGTTACCAAAGCCTCGGCTGAGTTAGAAAAACTATCTACGGCTGGTGGTAAGACTGCCAAGGCTATGTCCTCAGTTGAGAAATCAATGCAGGGCTTAACAGGCTTATTTGCTGGCCTTGGTTTGGGCGCATTGGCGAAGTCTGTACTTGATACTAATCGAGAGATGGAATCATTAAGAGCTAGTTTAAAGTCTGTTATGGGTTCAGCACAGGGAGCGAAAGGGGCTTTCAATGCGATCTTAACTTTTGCAAAAGATACACCGTACGAGATAAAAGGACTAACTCAGACCTTTATCATGCTGCAAAACATGGGCATAAAACCCACCCATCAAGTCATGCAATCCTTGACCGATCAAGCGTCAAAGCTGGGAGGCAGTCAAGAGACATTAACATCTATCGCACTCCAATTAGGTCAAGCCCATTCAAAGGGCAAGCTGCAAATGGAGGATATGGTCGTGCTAATGGAGCGTGGTGTTCCAGTTATGCGATTGCTTGGCGAAATCACAGGCAAGAACGCAGCAGAGCTTTCAGAAATGTCAGCCAAAGGAACAATTACGGTTGATATGATCGACAAGTTAATTGTCAAAATGGGGGAGGCGGCAGCAGGAAGCAATGCTAATGCAATGGAGACATTGAACGGAAAAATAAGCAGTTTATCCGATGCTTGGCACTCATTTGAAGATACCTTATTAAATGATAAAAGTGAGGGGTACTTAAAAACAGTTGTTAGCAACTGGACAGCATGGCTGGATTATTTCAAAGACTCAATCGCTGGCGTTGGTAAGGAGTTTCTGGCATTAGAGGAAATCAATAATAAGATTGTCAGCTCAAAAGCCAAAATATCCGCCATGAGTCAAGGTGGCATTTCGGGTGCGGCATGGCAAGTAGCGGGCGCATTAACAGGTAACTCATTGGAGGGTGAAAAAAACCGACTATCTGATTTTATCAAGCAAAGAGAGGGAGTAATTAAAACCACTCATGATGTTATTGTCGCTAAAAATCAAGAAACGGCTGCAACGGATAAGCTGTTAAATTCTACCCATCAAGAAAAGAAAGTCTTAGAGGAAACACTACAATCTAAAAAAGAGCATGACAAAGCCGCAAAAGAAGCAGCAAGAGCAGAAGCCTCACTCGCCAAGTCTTTCGATGACACTTTGAAGGCTTTGACGTTAAACAATATCGAGCAATCAAAAACTAAAAGACAGCTTGAAGAAGCGACGCTGGCATCAAAGGGCTATAACAAAGCCATGATTGCACAGGCGATGGCGCTTTGGGATGCAGGGGCAGCGCTGGAAGCAAAAAAGCAACACAACGAGGAAGAAAAGTCGCAACTAGACTCGCTGATTGATCGCTATAACAAAGCTACTATGTCGGCTAGAGATTACTATTCCTCAACCCTGACCACAACAAGCCCAGACGGTATTAAATCACCTATGTCCGGTGCAGATAAAGCGCCTTTACTAGATCAGTTTGATAAGACTTCAGGGGCAGAGGCGCAAAAGAAAGCACAGGAAGATGCCAAGACAGCATTGGACGCTTATAACAAGTCATTGGACGATACAAAGACTAAAACACAAGATTTAGGCAGCATCACTACCGCTATATTCGATGGGGCATTGGGTGGCATCAGCTTAATGACGGGCGCATTAACCACAATGACTGATTCATTAGCTGAAAACTCAAAAGCAATGGCTGAGTTGAACAAAAATCAGTTACTCAATAACAGCATTGCAGACCCAAAAGAAAGAGCAGCAAACTTTAAGAAATACGCCAAAGAAGAAGCCACGTTAAACGCTAAGAACGTGCAAGACCAGATGACAGGAACAAGGCAGCTGGCGATGGCATCGTCAAAAATGTTTGCTGAAAAGTCAGCAGGGGCAAAGGCATTTCACGCTGTGGGGGTGGCGATAGGCATTGCTGAAATGGCGATGAAAGTAAAAGGCATGGCACTGTCAGCAGTTGCAACAGCCAAGAACATCGCAGAGGGCGCATCAAAATTATTTGCTCAATCTGGCTGGGCAGGATTTGCTGGTGTTGCAGCTATGTTGGCATTGATGGCAGGGCTAGGTTTTGCGGCTTCAGGCGGCAGTGGCAGCAGCGGAGGAACACCCCCACCCACTGACGATGGGACAGGAACAGTATTAGGCGACCCAACAGCGGTGTCAGAATCAATCGGTAAAACCAATGAATTGCTGAAAAACATCCATGCGTCTGAATATGTTGAGTTGAGAGGCATTAATCGAGGCGTTAATAATCTGCAAGCTGGAATTACAAAAACGATTAGCAACCTATTTCAAGCTGGCGGCATGGCGGTTTTTCAGCTAGCCGCAGCAACGCTGACTGGAGTAACTGGGCTTATAAGTCAGATTCCGTCACTTTTTAGCCCAATACTATCAGGCATTAGCAACTTTTTATTTGGTGGGAAAGTCACGCAGTCAATAGTGGCTCAAGGCATAGGCACTAGAAAAACTAATCTAGGGGCTGTTGCCGATGGTGGAAATGTTAAAGCCTATCAATTTGCGGATATTAAAACCCACACGTCAGGCGGCATTTTTGGAAGCAGCAAGGACGAGTATTCAACGCAAATAAAAAAGATCAGCGCAGCCACTCAAGATTCGCTGAACATGGTATTTAAAAACATAGGCACTACGATGCTCAGTGTCGGTGAGTTTCTAGGGAAAGAATTAGGCACAAATCTTCGAGAGACTGTTTACAATTCAGCTATTCCAGCTATGCGTATTGATATCATGGGGATGAATGGCGAAGCTGCCGCCAAGAAAATCAATGGCGTTATCTCCGCTACACTCGACAAAATGTCCTCAAAGCTATTCGGTTCGATTGTTAAACAGTATCAGTTGCTTGGTGAGGGGATGCTTGAGACAACAGTGCGCATTGTCTCTGAAATAGTCATTGTCAAAGATGCGCTTACTCAATCAGGACTTAAGTTACTAGCAAAAGATGTAATTGCAGTCAGTGATGCGATTGTTCAAGCAGCAGGAGGACTAGAGGAATTTCAACAGCAATTTGAAGCATTCTTTGATAAGTTTTACTCAGACGCAGAAAAACAAACACGCCTGCAAAAAACGCTGGTCGGTTCACTCGCAGAAGCCAATGTTATTTTACCGACAACCAGAGAAAATTATAAAAAACTGGTTGAGGGTTTGAATATGACAAACCCACTTGACCAGCAACGTTACAGTCTATTGCTTGAGTTAAGTTCAGCAGCCGATACTTATTACTCAATGCTTGAATCAGGGGCGGAAAAAGTAGCGGCAATCGCAAAAACTCAGAGATCGCTTGACATTCAATACATGGAATTAACAGGTAATGCAGTAGGCGCATTGACTGAAAAGCGCAAAGATGAATTGGCAGCAATGGACGCAAGTTTAAGGATAACTCAGCAAGGCGTGTACATCCTTGCCGATGCCAATAAAGCCGTAGCCGATGCAACAGCCGTAGCGAATAAAGCGGTAACAGATGCAATGGCGCTGGCAAGTAAAGCCGTCTCAGCAGCCGTGAATGAAGTATCAAAAGCAATTAGTAATCTATCATCATTAGCCCAAAAATTAAGAGCAGCAGCAACAGGGACTACGGTAACAACTGACGCAACAACCAGAAAAGACAGGGCAGATGCTCAGGCTGTATTAAATGCCGCCTTAAAAGTGGCTAATGCTGGCGGCTCGATTGATAACTTTGCTGGCATGGACAAAGCATTAACTGATATTTCTAAGCCTAGCGAGCAACTTTATTCGTCATTTACAGACTACGCAAGAGATCAAGCCCTTACCAGTGGAACAATAACCCAGCTTGCTGACTATGCCGATGCTCAAGTTAACATGGCACAACAGCAGATTGATGCTATTAATGGGGTGTCGAAAGAAGTCATTAGAGTTAATAATGCGATAGTAACCTTAACTGGTTCAGCAGATGGCACTAAAAGTGCCGTCATAGACGTTGATGGACAATTAGTTACATTAACACGGTCACAAGCTATTTCAGCCGATGGCACTACTCAAGAGGTAACTAAAGTAAATGGTAAGATTGTTGATTTAATCGGGTCGGCTGATGGTACGAAAAGCGCTGTGATTGATGTAAATGGCAAAATGATTACACTGACTTCATCGCAAATTACCTCGGCACTAGGTATAACCGATTCAGTTGCCAACTTAACCGAAGCACAAAAGAACCTAGCGACAGTTCAAGATCAAAAAACACAAATAGAGAAAATGCTGGGCAATAATCAGGCGGTTATATCTGTTTCCGAAGCGATCAATCAGTTAGCCGGCTCATTAAACGCTCAAAACGCAGCAACAAAAGCCATTGCGCTTGCAACAGAAGCCGATAAAGCGGCAACAAAAGCTGATCTGGCTTTAATACAAGCAAACACTCAAGCAGCCGCTTCTGCGCTGGTCTACGCAAATGCAAGAGCCGATTGGGAGCTAAGAACAAGAAATGCCAATACCGCTGTAACTGACTCAACGGCAGCCATAGCAAAATTCACCGATGCGCTACCAGCAGCCAAAGCAAAATATTTGTATTGGGCGAATATGAATACAGATCAAGGCTGGGATGGAAAAGCGCGAGATGCTTATAGGAAAAATCTTAATGCAGCGGCAAGTAATTATAATAATATTAGTAACAATCTAACAAATGCTCAAACTGCCCTAGTAAATGCGAATGCAGCAGTTGTATCAGCAGCGGCAGCCGGAGCATTATTAAGCGGATTATCAGATACGGCTAATGCTGACAGGAGCGCAGCAGATGCCGCCCTTGTTACTTATCAGACAGCAAGAGCCTACGCCAATGCAACAGCCGCAGCGCTGCCAGCTTTTGCATCAGGTGGGCAACACGAAGGAGGCTGGCGAATTGTTGGTGAAAATGGCCCAGAGATTGAAAATACCGGAGCATCAAGAATTTACAGTAATGGACAAAGTAAGTCATTGTTGAACATGGATGAACTACTAGTTGAAATACGTCAACTTAGATCAGATGTGAGGGCAGGGCAACAGGCTATTGCACATAATACATTAAGAACTGCAAAAATATTGCGTGATGTTACGCAAGATGGGACAGCAATAACAACAGTGGTGGCAGCATGAAATTAATCAGACCCGTTACTGTCACTAATAGCGTTTTAACTTACAGTAACGTACCAGAAACAGATTACACGGCATGGAGCGGAGCCACAGCATACACAGTTAGCACTCGCGTTATTTTAGTCAGTACGCACAAGATTTATGAATGTTTGGTTGCAAATACTAATTTTAGCCCTGATGTAAATCTAACAGGAACAACGCCTAAATGGCTGGAGATTAGCAGCACAAATAAATGGAAAATGTTTGATGCTTCTTGGGGGTCGCAGACTAGCATTGCGACACCGCTAACATTTGTCTTAGCGCCTGTTGCCATTATTAATAGCCTAGCCTTATTAAACGTAGACGCCACATCTATTACAGTTAATGTAACTGTATCTGGAGCCAATGTTTACTCAAAAACGATCAACATGGTGGGAGGGGAACAGGTTATTGACTGGTATTCCTACTTTTTTGAATTAATCACCTACAAAAGTGATTTAGTATTGACGGATATACCACCCTACAGCAATAGCACTATTACTGTTTCTATTATTAACATTAGCAGCACAGCAACTTGTGGAAATTGCGTAGTAGGCAACTATTACGACTTGGGTGCTACTCAATACGGTGCTTCCGCTGGCATTGTCGATTATTCAGTAAAAACAACCGACAGTTTTGGCAATACAACAGTAGTGCAGCGTACTTATGCCAAACGCATGAACTCAAACTTAATGATTAATAACAATATCGTTGATGATGTTGTTAATTTGCTCGCCAGTTATCGTTCTACACCGCTGGTATGGGTCGGAGCTGAAAGCATTTACACCAGTTTGATTGTCTATGGGTTCTATAAAGATTTTGATGTCAACATTGCTTACCCCGATTACAGCTCTTGCAGCTTAACTATAGAAGGACTCACTTAATATGGCTATAACACCCTTACCAACGGCTCCTAGTCGCTCAGACCCTAATAATTTCTCAGCGAGAGCTGATGCCTTTATGACGGCATTGCCTACTTTTGCAGTTGAGTGTAATGCAACAGCGGTAGCAATGACTTTAAACGCCACCAATGCAACAAGCACCACGAGCTTATTGATAGGATTGGGCAATATATCATTAACAACGCAAACTGGAAAAAGCTACGTTATTGGTATGACAATTAAAGTTGCCTCAACAGTAAATCCTACTAATTCGATGCTAGGTGATGTTACAAGTTACAACACAAGTACCGGAGTGCTAACGGCTAATGTTAGCTTAGTATCAGGCTCTGGAGCTATAGCAAGCTGGACAATTTCGCAATCAGTAGCCGTTCCCGGTTTATCAAATTATTTTATGAGTAGCACTATTGGCATAGCAGGCAGCCAAGGCTTTGGCGTTGGGATTTGTCGAAACCTACCGTCTGGTTTTTCTAAAATGACCGGAACAGATGATATAGCCTCTGCAAATTATGGAAATTACCAATACACAGATGGCTCAGTTATGTGCTGGGTTCCTGCCTTTTATTACAAGATAGGCACTGGAAGCAATGGCTTAGCTATCAATATCGTTGATATTAAAGACTACAGTTATTACGCAGATGTTGCTACAGCCAATGTCGCGGGTTATGGGCTTCATCGTGCGTTTTATAATGCAGGCGCCATACAAACAGGGGTTTTTGTTGATAAATATCAATGCTCAAATAATGGCGGCATTGCCTCAAGCCTAAAGCTGGGAAATCCTCTGTCCTCAGCTTTAGTACATAACCCGTTTAGCGGTTTAACAGGCTTAACTACGGGTGACAATATCTTAGGAGGTGCTTTAAAGGCTGCTAAAACAAGGGGAACCAAGTTCTTTTGTAATTCACGCTTTATCTTTAGTGCGTTATCACTGTTATCGTTAGCGCATGGACAGGCGGCTACATCAACAACCCCTTGTGCTTGGTATGATGCAACTGGAGTCACTAATTTCCCGAAAGGCAATAATAATAACGCCTTGAAAGATGCTAATGATGCCACCGTTACCTATATCACTGATGGTTATCCGAATTGTGGACAAACGGGGTCATCTTCTAACTTAGCCAAGACAGCGCATAATGGTCAAAGCTGTGGCGTGGTTGATTTAAACGGCAATGTGTGGGAAATCAATACCGGCTTGATCAGCAACGGTAGTAATTATTATCTATTAAAAACCAATGCGGATATTAAAGCGCTAACAGGTGGAAATACGTTAAGTACCGATGCGTGGGGTGCTACCAGTATTGCCACCAATTATGATTTGTTGGGCGCAACGTATGGCGGCTTAACGGCTTCCAACACCGCAAAATATTTTAATTCGACGGGGCAAGTATTTAGCGAAGTGGTAGCTGGAGCAGGTGCGTGGGCAGCCACTGGCGCAGGCCTACCTTTGGCAACCGGCGTGTCAACGGGTGGCACTAACGCAATGGGTAATGATGTGCTTTATGATTACCGGCCGAATGACATGTGCCCTATTGCTGGTGGTTCTTGGCTCGGTGGGGCGGATGCGGGTGTGTGGACGCTCCCTCTGAGCCTCCATCGGACGGACTCGAACGACTCTGTTGGCTTTCGCTCGGCCTTGTATCTTTGAGGCGCTATATTGGGGCATGCACGTAAAACCCATACCCTGAACTTCCTTTTAACCAAACTAAGAGAAACTTATGCCGACTATTTACAGTTACCAAAAATATATAGATCCGCTAATCAGTCGTACCTTACGCTTACCTGAAAGCAACGCAAATAGTCCTTTAGGCACAGAGTTAGCAACGATTGACGGGTTGACTTATGTCAGCATTCCTGATGATCAAGTCTTACCGACTAATCAGCCGGAAGAAATTAGTGCCAGTATTGCCGAAGTAACAATGACTGACACATTGAAAGAAGCAATCAAGCTGGTTAGCCCGCATACTCAGTTAATCGCCCAACGTATCATTGAAACAATACGCTCTAATTACACGATTGATGACGAAATGTATTTTGCCCGAATCGGTGTAGGCGCTTCAATGGGGCTTTACGTACCATCGGCTCAAGAATTACAAGAAATGACAGTATTTGGTGAGTTTGTTGAGGCTACCCGTCAATGGGGTAGGGAACAGCGGGCTTTATTAGGCTTATAAATTGAATAACTTAATAAATAAATAGGAATTAAAATGGGAAAAATAATATCATTATTCATCTATATAAAATCCAGATTATCAGAGCCAAGCACAATGGCTTCGTTTGCGGCCGTCTCAGCACTCGCTGGCGTAGAGGTTGACGCTGGGCTAGTGAAAGATGGGCTTAATGTAGCAACGCTCGGCTTTGGAGTGCTAGGCTTCTTTTTCAAAGAGGCAAAGCCAGAAACAGTAGTGAATTGATTTATAGTGCGACTTTTTACCGCGCAATGCGACTTTTTAGGGTGCAAAATCGGATTAATGTACGTTTTTATGTACGTTTTGTAAAAAAACATATATAAATCAATGACAGAAGGGTAATTCGGTATTACCCATGATGCCATGTGTGCCGCTGTCTACCGTTAAAACGTACATTAATTCGGTTATAAACGGACATAAAAACCCCTTTATTTTGGATTAATGTACGTTTTAATGGATGTTTTTTTCAGAGAACAAATCTACTGCTTTATTGCCAGCGTCGGGCTGACTGTCATCTAAAAATCTTGCATAGTGTTTAGTCGTTGTTGTAATACTTGCGTGACCCATTTGTTTACTTATCCAAGCCAAAGGTTCACCGGCTGATAACATCCAGCTCGCATAGGTGTGTCTGGTTTGGTAAGGATTTCGGTAGCGGATACCAGCTCTCAACAATGCCCGTTTCCATGCTTTTCTTATTTGAATATCACCAGTGAACGGTTTTCCTGTTTTTTCATTCAGAAAAATATGTTTACCGGATAAAAAAGTAAAAGCCTTTTGACTTGATAATGCTGATAAAGCAGGGCTTAATAATTTTACTTCCCGTTTTCCAGTTCTGGTTTTTGTTACCTCGTCTTTTTTAGACGCTTGTGTTTTAGCCCGTTTAATTAAAATAGCGCCACGATTAAAATCAACATCCCCCCACTGTACGGCTATCAGTTCACTCGTTCTCAATCCTGTCCATAGGGCAAACTGCACCAAGTTTTTATACGATCCCGACAGGCTTGCCAGTAGTTTTGTTGCTTCCGATCTGTCAAGTGGATCAACAAAATCATCTTTTAGCTCTTCGAGAATGGTGTATTTAAATGCTGCTAAGGGGTTTGTCGTAATCAATTCATCATCAACAGCCAGTTGAATTGCAGAACTTAGCGGCTGAGTATAACTACGAATAGATCTATTGCAGACAGTCAGTGTTTTACACCAATCTTTGACATCGACTTTTCTTATTGCTTCAGCAGCATAGTTGCCAAATACTTTTTCAAGCATTGTGACTCGTTTTTTGTAAGTCTGGTAACTGCTGGCCTTAGTCTGCTTTTCTTTTTCATCTAACCAGCGATTTAGGCAATCAGACACCAATAAAACCTTATCTACTTTTTCAATAAATCTAGTGGCGTGTTTTGAGTCTGGAAATGTTTTTGCATAATCAAATGTACCAGACTCAATTTCATTGATAACGGTTTCACGAAACAGCGCTATCTTTCTAAAGTTTGCATCAGTTGGCGCACATTTGATGCGTTCGCGGCATCGCTTAGATTGATAGGTGAACTCGATTTGGATTGAGTTTTCAGTCGCTTTGCGGATGCCCGTGCCATCTCTTGCCATTTTGTATCCCACCATTCCAGATTAATTAACCGAATCTTATCAGAATAGTATACCCATGCAATTCCTTCAGGCCATTCATTTGCTCGGCATTTTCGTTGTGCCTCCCCTCTTCTAATGCCTGTTTGCAATTCAAAAGCATCGACAGTCACCCATTTAGCCATCTCTTTTCTCCCTCTCCGCCAGCATTGCATCTGCTTGTTTGTAGGCAATCTCAGCAACATCGCCATTAGCGTAAACTTCTCTTACATCAGCGGCAATCATGGCTTGCATAGCCAAGCCAGCAAAGTGGTCACGTAGGGATATAGTATTTTTACCCATTGCTCTAGTTAAAACCCTTTCTATAAATATTTCATCTATAAATATTTCATGCTCTAGTATATTTATTTCTTTCTCTAAATCTTTCTTACTCATTCCCCACCTCCAATACCATGTGCTTTTTCTATTGCTCTTGCAAAGTCACGAACCATCTGCGTTGTTCCTGAATATGATTCCCCCCATAACTCTGCTATTTCATCTTCACTCAAAGGCTCACGTTTTGGCAAAACTGCGTAGAGAGGTTTGCCATCTCTTGATATTCTGGGATAATCCGCTACATCTTTGTCAGTTGCATAATAAAGACTATCGAGGTAATCATAAGCATAAACATAAGCTACAGGCTCTTGCTCAGGTTGGGCGAGTAGTTCTTGTATATACTGCTCCCAATCCTCAAATAAATTTGAATCAAATATTCCTGATACTAAAATCCTCTCTAACAACTCTCTTTCTTTAGACATAAATATCCACCTCCAAACTTGCTGAAAAATGTACGACATCCCCAGCCTCATTCTTGCAATAACTGAACATACCATCCAGATTCTCTAAGAAGTAAACCGTGTTTGATTCATCACCTTGAATAGTAAAAAATGTGTCTCTGGGTAAGTTATAGAGTTTCATGCTGCCCTCTTTGCGGCTTGTTCCAGCCTGACCACGTTAATTAATGCCCGCCTGACTTCTGGGGCTTGTTTGCTATACTTCTCATGTCGATTCAATACAGCTAATTCGGCCCGTGTCACCATTTGCAGGTTCTCTATGTTGACGTTTAGCTTGTCATCACTGAGAAATAGCACCAGACTTCCTTTTGGTATGGGGCCGTGTACTGATTCCCAAACAATTCTGTGTTTAGCGTCCCACTGCCTCGGTTCGGCTACCTTTATTTCCCAATAACCGTCTTTGGTTATTCTCTCTGAACCTACTGGGCGAGTATTATGGCAGGGATTACCCTTTTTAAAGGTCGTTGAGCTGCTACCATTAACGCCTTTCAGTCCAGCGTTCCAAGGCACATGGCCTTTTTGCCACTTATGCCCGTTCATTTTCAAGCATCTTGGGTAAGTCTTTAACGCTACCCATGTTTTTTTGCACAGTGACAATATCAAGGGCAAGTTTAGAGTTTGAAATAATGTCACGAGCAATAGAGCTAACCGCTTTGCTGCGTTCAATTTCAGTGCTTAAATAGTCATCGCCTACCGTGTCATCAGTAAGCCTTATTAGTTGATCGAATAAGACATCATTCAATTTGCTTAAGTTATTCATCCCACTTCACCTTTTATTCTTATAATTTGAGTCTTTGGCCTAGAGAGTCGCGCCCGCATACGTTTCATTTCATAACGCCTGCGCATGTACATGGATTCAAAGTTGCCAGCAAAGATCTGTTGGAATGTAACTTGCCCCGTAGCGCCAAACTTTTTGCGTTCTCTGGCATAAATCCAATGTAATATTGTTTCTCTATCGTAGTATTTGGGCTGTTTGCCTCGATTAACGCCTAAATCCAGCGTGATGGAGGCGCAAGGTAATTTACCCCGATCATCCAACACACCGACATGTTGTTGGGTTACGTTTAGCAGTTCGCCAATTTCCCGTCTTGAAATTAATTTTGATCTATCCATTGCAGACCCCTAGAAAGGGATGTCATCATCATAAGCAGCATCAGCTTTAGGCGCTGCTTGTCTTGGTGCTGCACCTTCTTTTCTACCGCCTACCAAGTCAATAATATTGGCGTTCAACTCCATGCTGGTTTTAGTCGTGCCGTCTTTCGCTTGGTACTCATTGGTGCGTAATTCACCCGAAATATTGACTTGCTGGCCTTTCAATAAATAGTCTTTCAGGTTGCCTTCGGCACGTTTACCGAACAATGCCACACGAATAAACATGGTGGTTTGCTTATCCCCAAAGCCTTGGTTATTAGCGACATTCACCGTTAAAACTGCACCACCACTGGGCAAATAGCGAACCTCACAATCTCTGGTGACTGTACATACTGCTGTAAATACGTTACTCATTTATTTTTCCTTTTTTAGTTAATATGCAACAGGATAGCCAGACTGTGCTTCATCTCTGCCGAACTTCAGATTTCCTTCAGATGAATAAACACCGCCTTTTTTATTTCTGTTCCATGCCTTTATTCCAGTAAAAATTACCTCTGATTTTGTTATTTTCAATGTTTTTAATGCACGCTTTGTTAATATTGATCTGTATAAATATTCGTTACTATTCATAGCAATAGATGCTCCAGTTATAACCTTTTCAATAAACAAATTAGCATTATCTTTGTTTATTTCACTAAAAATATAATGAAGAAACAATGCTTCAGATCTCGATAAAAGCATCATATGATGATCTGTAACTGAGTTAATAAAATTCAATGATTCCTGAAGTTTTAGGAAGTTTTCTTTATAAAATATTTCAATACATGAGTTTGATGTGTGCGATGAATTTCCGCTTCCTCCTGTAATTCCGATTCCTTTTTTATATAAAAGAAGTGTTGATATAGCAGCAGATAAAACACCAGCATCCCTAGAACCAACGCCTGCAAATAAAGAAAGAACATCGCCTCCTGATCTTGCTTTTCCTGTGTCTATTGTTCGTTTTGATTCTTCAACAACATTTCTTATAACTAGAAAA